TAAACAACATTTGAACTAGCAACTCTTTGTTTATCTTGACCTCGATCACCCTGTAATCCAAATCCGTGATATTTTTCAAGATTTCTATTTTTAAAATAACCATCCACTGCATTAGGATCACTTACAAATGAATTTGGAATAAATCCATCGGCTATTCTATCGTATACATCAAATCTAAAATCATTCAATTCACTTGATATACTATTCGCGTATGTTGTAGATGTCAGTCTAGTGTTTTCTTTCCTTCTTGCTAAATTACTATATGTTGCAGTTAAATATAATTTTAAAGCATCACCACTTTCCCAATCTTCTTTTCTTCCAGCTTCAATTCCTTCCAAATTAAAAGTTCCAGCATTATATGCCGTTACTCTACGAACATTTGAATTTAGTGATTTTCTAGTTGGAGTATATGGATCAATACCACGTATTCTAGCCAAAGTTTCATTTGGCATTGAAGATGATATGGATGTTATGGGTTTTGTTCCGTCTGAGTCTAATGGTCCATTTTGAAATATAGCGGATATTCCACGAATATCTCCAAAAATTCTCCTATCTGTTTTTGAATAATTATCGAGTAATACATCTGCATATGTATTTGGTTTATCGCCATTTCTATCATAGTGATTGTAAAATTGAGTTCTTCTGGCAGTATCAGGATATGCAGGATTTTTATTTGCAGCAACCATGGCAGAACTAAGATAAGATAAAGTTCCTCCTGCACCATATTGATTTGATCCAGTGGTTGTAAATGTTGCGTCTGCAAACCCACTTGGTAAATTACCTTCTGTGCTATAATATGTTAAATACGGGTGTCTTGCTCTTCTTATTTTTGTTCCACCAATCCCAAGTGGTGCATTTGGTCCACCAAACCAAGTTGATATTCTATGTATTTTAGAATGTCCTAAATATTTTTCGGTTTGTGTTCTTTCTGGATAAAGTGCTCTAAAAGAATTTGGCAATAACTCTTTCATTAAACCAATCAATCTACTATAATTGGTTTGTTGTCCATCGCTTTCTGGTGTTTCTAATGTTTTAAAATAATTAACAACAGTATCGTTTGGTGGACTTGATAATTCACGGTTTATCGTTGATGTTTCATATTTGTTTAAAGCCGCCGAATCTATTGCACCCAATATACTATGTCTTGGGATGCGTAAACCTATTGGTGATCCAGCAACATTAGCAATTAATGCAAGTGGATTATAGATTTGAGTTGGTGACATACCGAATGTTGTGAAAAAATCAGTTACCGAACCTATGCCTCCACGTGGATTGTAGTCCACATTTGGATTCATCAATTGTAAACCAACTTGTTTTGCAACAAATAGTAAACCTTTTGCAGATAATAAGAATTTACCTATACGAAATACATCCTGAACAATTCGTTCTGCAGCAGTTACAGCACCACCACGAACAAGACCTTCATCGAAACCTATACCAAATCCCCATCTCTGACCTATATCTCGTAAAACGTATGGTTGATCGAATCCGAAATCTTTATTATATGAATCATCTCTTAAATTATATTTTGTATATTGTTGATCCAAAGGTGATGGTGATCTTCTTGTAATTGCCCATTTTGCCAAATAACCTTTACTTTCCGTAACATCTTTCATTGTTTTGGCGTATGGTTTACCATAATAACTAGATTCCGCCTTTATTTTAGATTCAGGAACTTGATTGGTTAATGATGCAAAAACGGTTGTATTTCCGGAAGACCACAGTTTTTTACCGAGACCAATCGGTGAATATTCGTCACGTTGTTTTAAGAAAATTCCACCTGAACTTCTTATTGTTTGTATAGCGTTTCTTTGTGCTAAATCATAATCATATACTAAATTTGGATCTATTATTGGATATAATGTGCCATCGTAGGTTTTCATATTAACCATGAAACCGGTCAGTTTTGGGAATGGTTGAAATCCAAAAAAGTTAGTAGTTGGAATACCATTTACCTTTGATTTATTAGGACCGTTTTCAGTTGAATAAAAAGAAAATTCAGATTTTAAATAATATTGCGTTTTATCTATGAAAAATTTTCTAAATCCAGGTCTAGTTTGAGCAGTTGTCAAACCACCCAAATTATTTATAGTTATTGGATTCATTGGATTGTTTGGTTTTACTAATACACCAAAGTATCCCACCTCAGGAGCATTTTGACGATCGCCTCTCCATCCAAAAAGAGTTGTGTCTTTTTTATATTGTGACTGTAATAATCTTGTAAATGTAAAAAATCCATCTGCGTTAAAATTTGAAAAATAATCTACATTTGGTGCATTTTGTCTAAACCCATCCCAATCAAATCTTGATGAATCTATTACATACTTTGAATCATATAACTGTGCAAATGTATGGAATCCTTCTTTTGTATATCTAAATGCAGAATCAAAATAATTTATACTCGGTGCATTTACTCTACTACCATCCCAATCGTATACAGATGAACCAGAAATATATTTTGAATCATATATTTGAGCGAATGTATGAAAACCCAATTTTGTGTGTATTCCTGTAAAATCAAAATAGTCCACACTTGGTGCCTGATTTCTTGTTCCATCCCAATCGTATACAGATGAACCAGAAATATATTTTGAATCATATATTTGAGCGAATGTATGAAAACCAACAGTTGTATTTTTCTTTGTCAAGTCAAAGTAATCAATATTAGGTGCTTGGTTTCTTGATCCGTCCCAATCGAATCTTGACGATTCTGGTACATATTCAGTTGCAAGTGGAACTACGAATTTAGTAAATCCTGTTGCATTTGTGTTTCCAAAAAAATCTACAAAATTTTGTAAAGAATATTGAGCCGATCCATCCCAATCGAATCTGGATGATTGATGGACATATTTGGTATCATATAGTTGAGCAAAAGTATGAAAACCTTCTTTACTGTGTATCCCACCTATATCGAAATAATCTACATTTGGTGCATCCTTTCTAAATCCATCCCAATCATAAACAGACGATTCGGGAACATACTTTGAATCATATATTTGAGCAAATGTATGAAAACCAACTGTGGTGTTTTTCTTTGTTAAGTCAAAATAATCAACAAATGGAGCATTTAATCTTGCACCATCCCAATCAAATGTTGATGATTCTGGAACATATTTAGTGTCATATAATTGTGCAAATGTATGGAAACCCGCTGTTGTATTTTTTGCAGTTAAATCAAAGTAATTTACAAAAGGAGCTGATTGTTTATTTCCATCCCAATCATAGATTGAAGATTCTGGAATATATTTAGTATCATACAATTGAGCAAAAGTGTGAAAACCAACAGTTGTATTTTTCTTTGTTAAATCAAAATAATCTATCGCAGGTGCATTTTGTCTAAATCCATCCCAATCATATATCGAAGATTCAGGAACATACTTTGTGTCTAAAAAGGATGCAAATGTATGGAATCCAACTGTGGTATTTTTCTTTGTTAAGTCAAAATAGTCAATTGCAGGAGCTTGACTTCTAACACCATCCCAATCATATATCGAAGATTCAGGAATATATTTTGTATCTTGATGAATGGCAAATGTATGGAAACCAGCAGTTGTATTTTTCTTTGTTAAATCAAAATAATCTATCGCAGGTGCATTTTGTCTAAATCCATCCCAATCAAACTGCGATGCATCGGGAATATACTTTGTTTCTAAAAATGGTGCAAATGTATGAAATCCAGCAGTAGTATGCTGACTGTTTAAATCAAAATAATTTATAGCAGGTGCATCATTTCTAAAACCATCCCAATCGAATCTAGACGATTCTGGAATATATTTTGTTTCCAAAAATGTAGCAAATTTATGAAATCCAGCGGTTGTATGGGTAGATGATAAATCAAAGTAATTTATTTCTGGAGCAAGTTCTCTTGCACCATCCCAATCAAATTGTGATGAATCAGGAATATATTTAGTTTCTAAAAATGGTGCAAAGGTATGGAATCCGGCAGTAGTATTTGCACTTGTTAAATCGAAATAGTTCACAGAAGGTGCAGCATCACGAGCGCCATCCCAATCAAATTGTGATGATTCTGCAATATACTTTGTATCATAAAGTTGTGCAAAGGTGTGGAATCCCTCAGTTGAAAATCGTGATATTATATCAAAATAATTTACAAATGGTGCAGACTGTCTTTTGCCATCCCAATCAAATTCCGATGATTCTGGAACATATTTTGTGTCTAATAATTGTGCAAATCTATGGAATCCGGCTTTTGTATATGTTTTATTTATATCAAAATAATTAACAACTGGCGCAGACTGTCTTTTACCATCCCAATTAAATTCGGATGAATCTGTATTATATTTTGTGTCATATAAACTTACTAGTCTATTAAATCCAGATTTTGTGTATGTTCTTTTAACATCAAAGAAATCTACTTCAGGTGATGCATTTTTTTTACCAACCCAACCGAATGCAGATACATCCATTTTGTAAGCAGTATCAATTGGTCTTGTAAATGACTTAAACCCCTCTTTTGTAAATCTATTTTGAATATCAAAAAAATCTGTTTCAGGAATTTTAACAAATCCATACTCGGATGAATTTAAAACATATGCGGTTTTAAACTTTTCTGCAAATGTATTAAATCCACTTGCATTTGTATCACTAATAAAATTAACAGATGGTATAGATTTACCTTTCCAGACATAATCAGAATTTTGTTGATATTCAGAATTACCTTGTTGTATATTGGCAGTAAATCCAGATGCATTATTATTTTTAAAGAAATTTACCTCTTGTGTGCCAACAACACTATAATTTGATTTAGTAGAATCTTCATTTCTTCCAGATGGATTTGTTTTAGTAACCCTATCTAAATTTAAATCACTATTATCGTTTAATTGGTTAGATGCCAAATCGTATCTTACAGTATCTACTACTTGTTCTGGTGTTAGCTTTGCTAATACAGAATTGGTATCATATTTTGAAATTTTACCATCTATATTAAATTTTGAATTATCATTTTGTTGAACGGATGTTAAATCCATTTTATTTGGAATTATATCTGGATTAGTAATTAGTCCAGATAAAACAGTTTCAGTATTTATATCAGGTGATTGATCTTCTCTTTCAAAAAATAATTCAGAACGTTGCAATGCTATGTTAGGATTTACAACATTATTTAATGGTGAAAATAATCCTTTATTTATTACAACTGATTGTTCTGAAAGATTGTTAAAGAGTTCTGGAGCAGTTGATACATCTACATTTGGTATCGATATATTTCCAGTTGGTAAAATAATACCCTTTGATTTTATTTCGATTGATTGTGACTTTCTATCTATAAATTGATCAGGTTTTTGAATTTTAATATCTGGATTGGTTATATTATTATCATATTCAGCAACCGTATCTATCTTTGGTGAACTTTGGCTTCTATCTATAAATTGATCAGGTATGTTAGGATTCACTTTTGAAGAAAATTGAGTTTCTGATGTTGAGAATCTTTTTATTTCTATATCAGATTTATTTAATTTGGATTTAAACTGTTCTTTTCTTAATTTAGAAATTTCGGATAAAACATCTTCTTCATATACATCTATAACATTTCGAGTATCAAAATCAGTATTTACCGGAGAAAGTTTTGATACACTATTTATCAATCCACTCTGAGCAACTTTTTTTTCTATATCATCGAGTTTTGTTTGACCTAATTTTTTTTCAAGGGCGGTATAATTAGATTTTGGTTTTTTTATGTCATCAAGTTTGGTTTTGGTTAATAGATTTTGTATCGGTGTAGTTTTCCACTCGCCGATAGTTGGTCTCAACTGCGATAATTTATCAGTAATTGGTTGTAATGTTGCAAAATTATTAGCACTTGTTGTTTTTGAAGCTTCTGGAGTATTCTTGTCTTCTTTTGCAACAGTTTCACGAAATTTTGATAAATCTGATTTTAAATCTACTAATGACATTTTTTATTCCAATTATTTCCTATAAATATGTAATCAAACATATTATGGGATTTTATTTCTGAACCATTCTTCCGTATGAATTATCAACCGCAACATTATATGACTTTCTAAAATCTAACTGTGATTTTATTTCTTCTACTGTTTTTTCACCTATTTTTATTACAGTTGGTTTATTAGCAGCGTCTGCTATTACTGAAATTAATGTGTCTAGTTTTTTCTCAACATTTGCCATAGATAACATTGGTGATTGGTTTTGTGAACCCTGTCCAATTGGAGATGCAGTTTGTGAAGTTCCTATTGATGTTGCTGTTGTTGGTGATACTGTCATTGCAGTTGCAGATTGTGTTTTAGCTACACCTTTATTATCTTCACCTCCACCAAAAATCGATGTTATTCCACCCACAAGTGAATCAACTGCACCTGATATTTTAGATCCAATTCCACCACCAGAAACTTTTTCCATTACCTGTGACAGTTTATCAACATTTATATTGTTTATTGTGTCCGCCAATATCTTTAAAGAATTAGATACCTCCAATAAACTCTTAGATACAGATGACATTTTTGCAGGATCTAATGATGTCATTAATTGTTGTATTTTAACAATTGGTCCTTCTCCACCTGTTAATTTTGAAAAACCTTCTGCAAGAGCATTCCCACTAATACTACCAACAAGATGTTCTAAACCATCTCCAAATTCTTCAAGTTTTTTACCGTCTATTCCACCGAAGTTAAAGTTCTTAATCGCACTACCCAATGTATTCACTGCAGTTGCAACTGCAATAAGACCTGGAGCATTTATTCCCGCAAATCTATTAAATTTATCAACAGGATCCTCATCGAATAGTTTTCCAAGAGCAGATCCAAGACCTGCAATAGCACTACCACCACCAAATGCAGCGAGGGCACCAGCAATTGCATATATTCCAAGTGCGGCACTAGCCATTTTAGCACCGTCTATATTTTGTAATCTAATTACAGAAGTTGTAATTGTTTCGATTACTTTAGCAATAGCTTCGCCGACTTTCTGAATAATTCCACCAACTCCTTCAAAGAATGCCTTTATTCCAGGAGCGGCAGCACCGATACCCTCACCTAAAAGTTTAAATGCATACCCAAGTCCAATCATGGCAGCAGTAAATACTATTATACCAACAATTATTGCGGGGTTCATAAGTGCTTGCATTGGTGTAAAAAATGCAACAACAGCTTGACCAAGTGAACCCATTATTGATGGTAAAGTTTTTGCAGCATCTGCAAGTCCTTTCATTATTATATTAAGTATTTTCATTGCACCTTCTGCAAGTTTTGTGCCCACATCAACTATTATCTGCACACCAGTTTTCAATATCTCACCTATTCCTTTAATTAAATCATTTAATGTTGCAAGTAAATCTTTTCCAACTTCACGGAATAAATCAATTGCAGATTTAATTACACCTTTTATCGAATCTATTATAGATTTTACTTTATCTAATATTCCAGATACTATATTTTTACCCTTTTCAGCACCTTTCGTATCTGCAACACCTCCACCACCGGTATCACCCACAGGAGAAGCAATGGATTCCGCCTTTCCACCACCAATCTTTGAAAATGCCTTACCAGCGATTCCACCCATCTTTCCACCAACCTTACTTAAAGAACCCCCAATACTACCCATAATATTTTTTCCAACATCCAAAACTTTATCTTTCATCATTCCAAGACCTGCACTTATCAAACCCTTTGCAGCAAACGCACCACCAATTAATGTAACAGCTTTTAATATATCACCAAACCCGGCTTCAGTTCCTTTAACTGCACCTGTTACTTTATCTACACCATCTGTAACTTTTCCTACGCCATCGGTAACTCCCTGTGTTGTATCTTCTACACTAAAAAACATACCAAGAACAGCACTAATTGGTTTTAATAGAGAACCTATTACAGTAAATAAAACTTTTACTATGGGTATTATCCCTTTTATTATACCAGAGATAGATGCAACTATTGCATCAAAATCACCACCGGCTTCAGCTGCATCTAACATTCCATGCACCATTTCAAGTATTGGTGTTAATAATTTTGAAAGTTTTTCTTGAACTTTTTGAAGAATATCGGCCATTCTTTTCTTTATTTCTGCGGATTCTTTTTCTTTTGCCAATTGTTGTATGTAATCTTTTAATTGTGCACTACCACCTTTTGCCAATTCCTTATTTAATTCTGCAGCATTCATAGCTTGTAGTGAAGTCATTCTTTCTTGACTTATACCAAGTGTTTTTAATTTTTCAGCATTTGTAAGCATTTCTGTCATTTCTTCAACAGACATACCCATTGCCTCTGCCATAGATTTTTGGGCAAGTCTGTTCATTTTAGTAAAATCTTCCAATGAACCAGCTTGATTTAACAATTCATCTTGTAAACCAGCAATATCACCTTCGAGTGCATATTGTCTGGCCAAATCAAGATTTATATTTTTTCCAGATAAAACTCTGGCTTCCATTTCTTTTGTTAATGACGATTCAATATCCATCAAACCGTCACCAATATCTTGAACTTTTTTCAAGTCATGTCCAAGTGCCTGTGCCTTTTGAGCGGCCTTTATTAATTCTTGTGTTCCACCTTTGAATGCAACAGTAACACTTGGTGGTATTTTTGCAAGTGCTTTTAATGACTCTTTTGATGTCATTATTCCCTTTCCAAGTGTTGTTGCTTCTTTGGTTAATTGACCCATACTTTTACCAGTCATAGCAGAAATAGACTGAATGTTCTTTATTTCATCGGAACTCATTCCAAACTTTTCACTCAAAACAGTTACATCTTTTACTAACTGTTGTGCTTGTTTGTTACCACTTGCAATTTGTCCTGCAATGTCAATACCACCCATTATTTCGGAAGTAGTTTTTATACCTTTAACCACTTCTTTTGAATTTATACCAACCAATTTCATTTGACCGGCAATATCAATCGATGCATCCCTTAATGCAAATGCCTCGGATCTTGCTATACCAAATTCTTGTCCTATTTCCGCGGCTTCTTCATCGGCCTTTCCAATTGCACCAACAAGAAAATTAATTGCACTTAAAAGTAATCCTATCCCAAGTGCAGCCAAAAATTTTGGTGCTAATGCAACCATACTTTTTAATCCACCCAATCCTTGTTTGAATGCATCTTTAAAATTACCATCAAGTCCAGATTTGATTGCTTCAGCAAATTTTTTCTTTATTTCAGCAGTGGTTTTATCTATTCCCATTATTTTATTTATTTTATCACCACCTGGAAACTTATTTATTATTGCACCAGCATTTAATCCAATAGCACCAACAGCATCTGATACAGCATTTATTATATCTGCCTGTCTTTGTAATGAATCGTTTTCATTTTCAATGTCTTTTAATCTACCTTTCATCAAATCCAATGTTTTTCTTGATGCGGTATATTGTTCAGCTGTCATATTTGATTTATTTTGTTCTAAATCAGCTTCCCTAACTTTAAGATCCAATGCCACACGTGATATGTCAATTGCCTGAAATGAGCTACCATTTCCCTTTTCTTTTGCATGTTGTAATTTATCCTCGGTGTTTAATAGTTCATCTGCAAGACTTGCATTTTTTGTTTGTATATCTGCAAAATGCATTTGTTGATCAACAGTTCCACTTGTTATAGTATTAACGCTGTCTAATGATTTAGCAATAGCAGTATATGCAATATTTTGATTTTGCACATAATCTAATGTTTTAGAAGAATCCCCATTTATTGCTTTTATTAATGCAGAAGATTGTGATTGATCATCTACAAGATTTTTAACACTTCTGTTTATACCCTGTTGTTTTGAATATAATTCTTTTGACAAATCTACTTGATCCCTTACTTGACTCGTTGAATCCTTTTGAATTACAACTGTTTCGTCTAATCTTTTTTTAGAATCAATTTCTATTTTTTCTATTTGTTTTAATATTTCTTCTTGTTTTTCAACATTATCTAACCTCAACGCCTCTAATTTTAGAAGTTTTTCGGTATCACTTATTGATGTTTTTAATTGATCGCCAACCCTAGACTTAATATCGGCAATTTCTTTATCGAGTTTTAATCGTTCTGCCGTTAAGTCATTTAATTGTGATTCTAGTTTTTTTTCTTGTTCTGTTGCCATTAATCACTGCCATTAACAAAAAAGGTTTACATAGTATAAATATGTAAACCTTAAAATTATCATCTGTTAGGTGGTCTTGAAAACTTTGGTGGAGAAGCAGGCATTTTCTGTGTTTCCTGTTTTACCTGATTGTTTTCTTCATCAATTTTTTTCTTAACGAGTTTTATGTAATAATGTCTCAAATATATGGGAAGATTGTATACTTCTTCCCATGTAAAACCACCTTTACCGAAATAACATAAAGAAAAAATTTCCTCATGTAAACCTAACTTATACTCAAGTGGAAGGCCAAAAAAACGATACCTCCATAGGTATATCCATCTCCTTTACCTCACCCGTTGTTTCTGAAATAAATGTGAAAGTCATATCAAGATCGGGAGATATTTGTCTGATATACTCTCGTAGTGCCCTGGAATCTAATGCAAATAATTGATTATCAACAAAATCATTTATAGTAGCTCTACCACCTTCACCATCTACTGCAATAATAATATGTTTGAGTCTTGTTGTCAATTCTTTATCAATACCACTTCTAACCAATGTTTTATTCATTGACTTGATTTCAGCTTGAATTTGTTTTTCAACATCATGTGTTAATAATCTGAATGTTACTGTTCTTTTTGAATTTGGTAGAGTAAAATCAAACTCGTTTTTACGAGACTCAAATAAGCTGTAATCGACCTCCTTGTGCTCGATTTGAGTTAAATCTATTGTTACTTTTTGTTTATTTCCTGGAGAAAAAGGATCATCAATTTCTACCACATAATCTTTACCATAACCTAAAATTCTAGAAGCAACCATTATTGCATTCTTATCACCAACAAATAAATCGCCATAATTTACAGGAGTGACAATCAAAGACTCAAACAATTTATCTAAAACCACGCCTTGTTTAATAAGGTTTTGAGAAGTTAAAATATCTTCTTCTCTAGCGGTCATATATTTCATTTCAATAACACCTTCTGCCAGAGGATGCCCTTCTGGATATAAAAAACCTCTCGATGGCAATGGTATAATTTCTGTTGGAAAATTTGTTTTTTTAACAGATGTCTGTTTGTGTTCGGCCAGAAGTTGCGCTTTAATATCTGCATCCGAAACAGTTTCTTCATTAGCTACATTGTAGCCGGTTGGAATTTTTGTCATAACTAATCCTATAACATTATTTGTAATAAAACGTTTTATCTTACAAGTATAAATATGGGTATACCGAAAAAATCAGTATACCCGTATTCTCTATATCAATTTCAATATAATACAAGATGTATTAGTATTGGAGGATAGCATAATCGTAGGCGAGTGTAAGAGAAATCTCTACAAACGCATCGTTTGCCCAATCCATTTCACCAAAAGTTGTTGCAGTGATGAATGCCCCCTTCAATGTCCATTCTTCAACTTTATCACCAACAGGACCGAGAACGTGAAGTGTTATATCCTTCTTGTAGAAGTCAGAATAACCATCACGACCTGTTACTGATTCGTGTGACAAACGAACCCATTCCATAGTTGCCTGAGCAGCAGATGGGACAATAGGATCATACAATTTAATTGTAATGTCCTGCCATTCACCCTTACCTTTAACTTTACGTTTAACGTTTATATGATCCAAAGTAATTGGATTGAAACTTATGTTAGGTCTTCCAGCACCTTTTACAAGATATGCGGGGACACCTTCAATATACATAATAAATCGATTTTGTAACTTTGGCTCAAACGGGGTAAAAAAGATTTCCGTAGGATCAAGTAATTCAGCCATTTATATCTCCAAATTAAAAATTATCATTTCAAATAAATATATCGGTTTGAAAAAATCAAGGGGAGAGTATTTCATCTCCCCAATTAAATCAATTAAGCACCAGGAAACGCGGCACCTGTGTTTTGAATGTTGAAATCAAGAATGATAAATTCAGCAGTCTTAGCAGGTTGCAAGAACAATTGACCATAAAGTATGTTTCTATCAATTATGTCCGGCGTATTGTTACTTTCATCCATGATAACACGGAAGGCATAGAGACCTTGACGTTGTTGGATTGATTCAAGATATGGATTCACAATATTCAAGAAACGAGTTCTTGTTTGTGATGTGTTTTGTTCAAACACAAGGTATCTTGTAGAAGAAGCAATAAACTTCTTAGCAGCAATCAACAAACGGCGAACATTGATACGGTCAAGAGCAGAAGGTCTACCTTGCAATGTTTTTTGACCCCATACACAAACGCCTGTTGATGGGAAAACTGCGATAGGATTAATTCTTGCCTCATATAATGTATCTCTTTCTGCCTGAGTTAAACGTGTTTTAACTTCAATAACTTCGGTCAAACCACCACGATTCAAACCTGCAGGAGCGAACCATTCAGCAGCAACACGGTCATTAAATGCCATTACGCCAGGAAGAACAACAGATGGTGGAACCCAAACTGGTTTATTTCTATCCGTATCTATTATTTTAACCCAGGGATAATAAGTAGCAGAATAATTACTGTCAAATCCTTCAACAGTAGATACCGCAGTTGCAATATTATCATTAATACCAATTGAATCCATAATCAAAAATGCATCACCTCTGTCTTCACAGACATCATTAGCATAAGATGTTATTGCAGAATGTAATGAATGTATTACACCAGGTATGGCAACCAAATTAATATCAAATTCATCAGAATTGGATACAGTATCGAGTGCCTTCTTATATGAAGTATATCCATCTGCACCGGTTGATGAAATGTCAAATCCTTGTGTATTACCAGCTACAATATGCACACCTGTTTTCTTTTGAAGATTTGGTTTATGACCATCGAATCCACCTTGGAATGGCAACATAAACTTTCGAGTATCAAGTGAAGTGTTTGTTGTCAAATTAATAGATCCTGTATATGGACTTGTTGCTGATGGATAATTCGCACCAACACTTTGTGAATAATCACCCAAATAAAAATCTACATTTGATCCAATTGATTGTTTTGTTGAAACAGGAAGTGGTCTCAAATATGAGAAGTTATCTGTTTCACCGAAGTCATAATCAAATCCAAAATATACCCTTCTATTATATGAAGAAGCAATAGTTTGACTTGTCACGTAGCTAGCAGCAGGTGGTTGTGTGAATCCAGTTGGGATTGGTGTGCTGAGAGCACGGAATCCAAATGGAACGAGATTGGGTGAAGCAGCTGCATTAGTAACTGAATCTGTTGTTTCTACACGAATGTAATTTGATTTATTTGAATAATCACCATTGATGACAACTTTTCCTTCATCTGTAATTGTTATGTATCTATCACCGATAACTCTACCAATATATCTTGGTGAATTTGGATCCAAATTACATCTAAATTGTTCTACAACATTTGGTCTAATATCTTCATCTTGTGTTGTAAATGGTGTCTGTGGTAATTTTGATTGATCAACAAATCTAATCACTACATCAAATTCACCATATTCTGAACCAGCAATTGTTCCAGCTGGCTTTATATTTGCAATACCAACCTTTACTTCATAGTTAGCATGAATACCATGCGAAAGTGTATGGAATCTGAACAAATCTTGTGTAGTTGCACCGATTTTTTGAGACGTTACCCAAGGTGTAGATGCTTCTAAATAATCATTCGTGAAATCCCAATCTGATGGGTTTGCTGAACCAGTTTCGATTATTATGGTTGTTGTGGGATCAGCTGCCAAAGAAGCAGATGCCTTATTACCAAAAATTACATAGTTGTAAACTGCACTGGTTCCATATGGATTGTAACCATACAAATCACCAATATATGATGTATTATTTGGATCAATAGAGGCACTAAATGGTGTTCCGTTCTGACTTGTTGCATTTGTAAATGATGTATCATCAGTTGTAAATCCACCTGAAACTGTTAGGACAAAACTTCCGCTTGCATTTGCAGAAATAGTTGATTTCGCAAACAATGAATCTGCATCATCAGTATTTGAAACTACAAATGTTGGGTGTAATAAAGTAATTAAAGATTTACCCCATGAACCAGTTGCAACTATTGCAAGTGGGTGTTCTAACGAATATCCACCTGATCCCAATACACGAACTATTGTTGCACTTGGAGCATTATTTAGGTAATTTTTTACGGTGTAGGGTAAATATGATTGTTCATATGTACCGCCAAATTTTGTTGTAAAGTCTCCAAACCCGTTCACAACGGTAGGGACAAACGCAGGTCCTTTTAATGTTGGTCCTATGAGAGCCGCACCGATTGCACCTATACCTTGTGGTAAAAAGGATAAGTCTTTTTCAATCGTAAAAACTCCAGGACTTACAATTCTTTCAGTAGCCACTATTATCTCCGAAAAATTAAAGAATTAAATTCAAATATAAATATAATTAAAATTCATCAAACTATGAATTTGATGGAATAAATTTACCAGAATCTAAATCCAAAACACCATCGCCATATTTTTCATTTAAACTTTCAACAAGTTCTTTTTCTTCAATTTGTAACTTACTATAATCTTCAAAAAGTTTTGTTCTGTATTCTTTCATACTTTCAAGTCTTTTTGTTAAAAGATGTAGTTCTATTTCTACTTGTCCAATTTGAGCAGTTGCTCTCGCATAACCATTTTGTAATTTTTTTACAAGTTGAATATCTTCCTGTAAAAAATCTTTTTCTGTGTTTTGATTTGTTGTCTGATTGTCTGTAACGTCTGACATATAAAACCTCTTAAATTAATTTGAACGAATAACTAATATAAATATTAAAATTATATTTCAAAAATGTAGTAAATGATATTATTGTTTATTTATTTCATTTGTATAAACACCAGCAGATTTTTTAACTACGGCATCTATTCTATCTTTTGTCAATGATTCATAATATTCCAAAAGATCCTTACCATCATTGTTTATAGGAGTGTAATTGTTTTCATCCTTTCCAACTGGCAATTTGTCAGGTTTATTTGGATTTATTTTATCATATTCATTTTTATTTTTATCTATTGGGTTATGGTATGAATTTATTTTATCGGCTTGAGAAACATAACCATTAACATCTCTAAATGCCTCGGATGTAAAAACTATTTTATTTTCAGTAACAATTCTTTTAGTAGTCACTTCTCTTGCAACATCTTTTGGTATCAAATATCCATGAACTAATAACTGAAAAGATGTTCTTACCAATCTATCTTGTCCGGTTGTGTTACTATCTTCAATGGTTGCACCATCTATATTAGTTGAAAATTTAAAAGAATTTTTGTCACCAAAAGTTTTTCCACCAAAATAAATGAATTGTTCTATTATGTAATTTAATTGATTTTGATATTCACACCAACCAACAAAATCATAAGTTATGTCTACATAATCGGGCATAGGAGTTAAAAAATATTCATTAGATTTACCTTTATCATATAATAAACTAAATTTATCATATGGATTTGTAGTATTGTATTTTTGTTTCATTATGTAAGCAATCTGATTTGTTGTTGCGACTTTATTACGTCTCATTTCAGATTTTATTGCAACATTAGATCTACGAAAAGATAAAAGTGGAACCATAGTTTTTCCCTTTTTATCTTTCAAAAATCCATCTTTTTGTATTGATGCCCATTTTTCAGAATTTGCATATATCGTTGGAACTTGTATTAAATCTATGCCATCTTCTACTTTTAATTGTATCGTATTATCTATAAAAGATTTTATTGCAAAATCTATATCATACAATGTTATACCAAGTGTTCTAGTTTTATCTTTATCCCTTCTAATTTGGGTATGTCTTGCATCTCCCAAATCTATTCTAGGATTTTGTATAGAATTTCTATCATCAATAAAACTATCACGTGTTCTACGGAGTGGTGGTTTTCTATATTTACTGGAGTTATTCATTATATGTTACTCGGTATATCATTTACATTTAATTCTATATTAGATCTAAATTCTTCTATGTTAATTCTGGACCTTCTTGTTAAGTGTGTAGTCGCGATTATAGAAACATTGTGACCCCATTTTTCTGTAGCAAATGAGTAATCTGGATTTTTACCACCAAAAAATTGGTTTTCTTGAATTGCATCTACTTCCCAATAATCACCGTTATATTCTATCACATCACCAACTTCAACAAAAATATCAACTTCTTTAAGATACTCTCGTATAAATGCAAAAGTTGCCGCCTGTTGATAATCTTGTCCAAATTCTGTTCCTTCATATGTTTGTGGTTGATAATCTATAAGTGCAGGAACTTTTACTGGACTATAATATGTTTTTTTATCTGATTCATTGTATATGTTTGTTTTTGTATTTTCAAGAGACAACTTATACACTGCAACTTCAGTATCAATTATATCATTGATTAATTCCATATTAAATTTATGAACAAGACCAGCATCTCTTTGTCCGTGAAATAATGGCATTTTATTATCCTATGTAAATTGCTAAAGGTGTTCCATTAAGACTTGCAGCCAATGCCTCGGTTTCTAATCGTTTTGCCTCTAATAACTTTGAACGTGTCATTGTATCTAGCATAGTTCTCAACTGTTCAACCAAAGTTTGTTTTTCAGTAGTTGCTGCTGATAAAAGATCAGCAGCATTCAATGACGTTTCACCGTTTGGTATAGGTATACTGCCGTATTTACCACGAACATATCCTAACATTTCTTTTGCCAATGCAAGACCAAATGAGTATATCCATGTTTTTCCTGGAGAATTTATGTTTGAATAAATCATATAATCATACGGTGCATTTGACATATCAGAAACTTGTCCGTTTGGATATTTTAATGGATTACTCCTTTCTTCTTTTACAATATATTCAATCCAAAGTTTGAAATCTTTTGTTGGAACCGGAAACATACGAAGTTCATTGTTAATTAACTCAAAAGTAAATGCAGATTTACGCATCATATCATTAAATTCAATTGCTTGAACACGCAATAAATCTGCATACATTGGCATCAACATAAACGATACACCGGTTGAATATGCACCAAATCCAAATGTATCGAGCATCGCCTGATTACCCAAATATGGATCGTAAAAACGCATAGATGCGGGTGGAGCATAATGATGAACTCTTTTTATTTCTATTGATCCACTTGGAACTTTTACATCCCTTATTAATGAATTTAAATCATATTTTTGTTTACCTATTTGAATGTCAATGGATGAAGAATAAAATTTAACATTTCCGTTTGTAAAAGTTTCACTACCATATTCAGTTGCCAATTGTATTAGTGGACCCATTCCAGTTGATATATTTCTATGTGTCAAGTTTGTATCGGTAGAAGATCCCATGATACTTAACATATTCTGTTGTATATTAAATTGATTTACATTATATGAATACTCATATATTGCTTCTTCAAAACAAGCATAAAAATTTACATCTTGTAATTCAACATCAACTATTGGATAACCTAATCTTTTTGCACACCAGTCTGCAAACTTATCAACATCTGATTGAAATTCTGAATCAGAATCAAATGTTCCAAACGGTGTGCTACCAGTTGCAAAACTGGAACTACCAGGCCAAATAGGAATTTCTGTCATTTACTTCTCGGTTTTTGTTTCTTCAAAATACTTTAATATATCATCAACAATAGGATGACGGTGGTTTGTTTTTAATTCATAAACCCCCAATCCGTTTATTTTGTCCTTCATATTAAATAAATATGGAAGACCGGAATCTTTTTTCTGTTTCAAATCTATCTGTGATATGTCACCTGTTAGCATCATTTTTGAATTTATACCAAGACGAGACAATATCATTTCCATTTGTGCCTTTGTTACATTCTGTGATTCATCAACTATCACACAAGAATTTACAAATGTTCTACCACGAAGAAAACTTATAGGAGCAATCTCTATCTTATCTTCGGCCATCAACTTTTCAATCTTTTCTTTATGGTATAACATATTCATATTTGCCTGTATTGGAGACAACCAAGGATCCATTTTTTCTTTTATGTTACCTGGAAGAAATCCCAAATCTTCGTTTGATACAGTTGGTCTTGTAATTATTATTTTTTCTACCTCACGATAGAAAAAACATTCAAGAGCTATTTGTGTTGCTAAAAGTGTTTTACCGGAGCCAGCTTTTCCAACAAAAACTGAAATATCATCACGAAGAGCATCTGCCTTTATTTTCTTTTGTTCCTCATTCAGAGTCAGTTGAAATTGTATTTTATTTTTAATTGTTTTTCTTCCTTTTTTTATACCAGTTGTATTAAGACTTGAAATCGCTTCTTCACTCAACAAATTTTCATTGTTGTTGGTTTCCTCGTTATGTTCAGAACTCATAATGGCTCCTATAATAATTTAGAAAGGGTGTCTCCCATTGATTTTACGTCAGCTTCGATTTTGGAAAATATATTATCCAACTTCTCAACTTTATGGGTCCATTCAAAACCTACAATAGCGATAAATTCCGATCCTTTTCGTATCGGATAAACCACTGCTGATTTAGACCCTCTCTGTGAAAAAAATGCTTTGGTAATTAAGTCCTCTATATTATCTACAACAGGATATACCGCCTTATGATTTACTACATCTTCAACGAAGTTTGAGTAAAGAGACATCGGTAAGTTTTGGTATTGCTTAAACTCCGTGCTAACCCCTTCTTCGAGTGACTCGAATGAGGTTGAGAGTTTGGTCATAGATTTGCCTGTTTTGTATTTACCACCGTTATGTCTTTGAAGAATAAATGCACGCTGACACTTATATTCTTCTAACAGTTGGTCTAATATGGTTTGGATTAGTTTGGAATGAGAAATCTCTCGGTCAATCTTTTTTTGTTTATATTCACCGTATTTGTATTTGAGGAACCAAGAAAGGAAAACACCAAGAAGTGTAGCCATACTGGATACCGCCAAAGAAATTATTTCTATGTATTGAATTTGAGTTTCCATTTGTAATAAATAGCAAAGTGAAAATAAAAAAGGGTGACAAATATCACCCTTATTAAAATATATTTTTATGTATTTACTTCGTAATATAAAGCAAATTACCTTCTTTTATTTTGAATTTACCATTGTATGTAATTGATTCAGTTTTTACTTTTTCTACACTATCTACCAAATTTATACATATATTTGCTACTGTCCATATTAAAAGAGCATTTTGTATAAATTCAACAACATTGTCTGCCAACCCATATCCAGGAAACATAATATCTTTTACTATTCCTGTTGCAAACTTTTGTCCAAGTTTCTTCAATAATACTTCTAATAATTCGCCAAATAGAGTTCCAAGTAATTCAAATGCATATACACCTGGTCCGCCAATAGTTTTAGTTGCATTTGAAAACATAGATAAGAATTTTGGTCCAGCCCATTTACCAACTATTTGACCAAGTTTAGCAAAAGGAATAAATGCCCATTGTATTAATTCAATAGCATAATGAACAACTTTTCTTAATGCAGGATTTTTTATAGCATCATCAAGGTGTTCTACCGAATGTGCTTCTTTTAGTGAATTTCTTTTTAGTAATTCGTTTACAACTCTGTAATCGGATAGTAATGAATTTCTTTTATGAATTAAATTTTCCATTGCAGGTATAGCAGTCAAACCTTGTTCAGCTTCTTTTGAATCTATTTTTGGTTCGTCATCAACTGTTCCTTTTCCGGCTAATACATCTTTTTCCCAAAATGGTTTCACTATCCATTCATTATACCAATCATTTACCCAATAACCAGAGGAATCTTTTAATTGTTTTGCCTCTGTTTTTAAGTCATCATCCCATTTTAATTTACCTTTTGAAACTAAATCCTTAACCATATTTTCAGCATCTGCAGCAGTTGAAGTTTTAGCCATATTACATATTTTTAATAATCCATTTTTTGCTGAATTTATTACTTCTTGAACTAACTCTTTAAACTCTGACCAAATTGATTTTAATTTACTCCAACCGCCAGTGATTGCTTCTTTTGCCTTGTCACCCAATCCTTTCAGTCCATCCCAAATATCCCCAAAGAATCCTTCTCTCAATCTTATTTCTATTTCGTTTGAATTTGAAATTACTTTAACATTTTCATCCAATACATTTATAGTATTTTCAGATAATGTTTTTGTTTTTGTTTTTGAAAACAATACTCTTAATGCCTTTCGTTCATTTATAGTAAAAACTTTTGATTCAAGCAATGCAAGTATTGCGTTTTCATCCAATGAAACGGCAGTATTACTTGCAGTATTAAATCTTTTAGTAGTATGTCTTTCTGACATAACTTCTGTCATAAGATATTTTAACGAATTGTTTTTGTTTTGATTAGATTTCATAAGCTATATTTCCATCTTTGTAAAGTTATATTCACTATATTACATAAATATGTTTATAGAATAAAAAAACCCCATGAAAAATACATGGGGTTCAATTTATCAATATAAAGTCAAATTACTTTTTCTTCAATTTACTATTCAAAATTTCAGAAACAATTGGTTTTAGCAATTGTGTTAATTTTTCTTGAAGTTTACGTTTTTTAACTTTTTTAGCATAAGATTCTTGTAATCTAGTTTTGTTCTTTTTATTGTATTCCAAAAGTTTCTTAATAGTTGATTCCCTTAAAGGTTTCAATCCACGACGCATTTGATAATATGATTCCATTTTATCTTTAACATCTGCGGAATACGGTGGTTTAATATCTATTTCACCAGCTGCAATTGCCTTAGCAACACCATCAACTTCTTTTCCATTGATAACTGGCATTTCAATTCTTGCTGGAGCACCTGGCATAATATCTTTTGGTAATTTATCTGCATTTGCCATTATAGTTTGTTTACCCTTTTCAAAGTCACCATCACCAAGTGTTTCCATCGCCTTTGTTACGTCTTCTGGCGTTGTTTTATTGTTTTTATCGTCTGTATATCCGTTTTCTTTCCAATCGTCTATAATTTTAGCAAATACCGCACCTTTGAAATTAGCGATGTTACCTTGTCCTTTATTACCACCACGACTAAATTGACCAACCGTTACAACATTTAGAGCACTAACAAGTGCCTTACCAGGAAGTTCAATTTGAGTTGCAAGTATACTAGCACCTGGATCAGCAAGATATGTTGCTGCCCATCTATGGTGTCCATCCATAATGTACGGTGGACTATCACCCGATACTATTGATTCCAAATCCCCTCCAGGACCACCGGTAAAAATACCTGTTTTGTTTATCATACCAATTGCCATACCCAATGCCTTCTCTGGTATAATTTCAGTTTGTGCGGCTCTCAATCCGCTTGCCGGAAACGGCTTTTTAGATCCAACAGCCACATCATCTTTATCATCACCATCTTTTTTTCCTGCACCGATAGCGGCCTTTGCAGCATCTTTTGGAACTTTACTTAATGGTAAAACATCGGTAGTTCCTAGAATTTCATCGTCTTCAAACAGTCTTCTCTTTTTGTTAGTCTGTTTCATATACATTTCCCATTATTACTAAAAATACAAATTTTGTAAAAAGAGTGATCCGTTTGAACACTCACAAATAAATATAAACCAAAATAAAAAAAAACAAAAAAAGGAGTGAGAAAAATCTCACTCCTTTATTTTCACTAACCCAATATGGTTTAGATGTCACCGAGAGAATCGATTTGGATAAGACCATAGAACTCTGGACGAACAATCTTTTTCGCATAACGAGTCATCACGCCTTTTCTTGGTGTGAAGTTCGTTGGATCGTATACCAATGGTGTCATTACGAGTGGAATGTATGGAGCATACACAGCACCAGTTTCGAGGAATTGTGTTCCACGGAAACCTACAAGAACTTGGTTTTCAAGCATGTAAGGATTCTTGTAAACTGTGATACGGCCATTCAATTGACCAACTTTTTGAACACCCATTGCGAATTTCATACCTTCACCATCAACTGCATAGCCAGGCATTGATTCAAGTATTGTAGCAACTTGTGGAGAACATACTAGGAAGTTTGCACCGCCACGAAGTGTTTTCTGATGAATTGCGTTTGATACTTTTTGAATCTTTGTGCCAAGTGTTTGGAACCAAGTTTGTTGGTTAAACGCAGATGCCTGTGCTTGTTCTGACGCATAGTTTGTGAAAGCACTTGTAGCAGCATCATATGTGCGACCGATACGAGCTGACCATCTTTCTGTTGTTTGTGCATTCTTAATCAACATATCAAGAATTTCCAAATCAATTTCTTGTGAAATGTATTCAGACAACATAGATGTCAATTCAGCTTCTGCATCGATTGAGTGATATGCATTCAAATCTTGTGCAAATTCAGGTGTCCATACTGCCTTCAACTTACGTGTTTTAGCAACAATGGATTCTGAACGCAATTCTAGATTGATTTCAGGAATGTCAAGAGTTGTATTATTCAAACCATCTTCAAAGTCACCACGGCTTGTAGCAGTTGGTTGTTTCTCATAAGAGATAACAATATTTGCTGCAGGAACCGCAGAAGCAGAAACAACAAAAGTAACTTGTGAACTATTTGCAGTTGCAGTTGTATATTGTGGGAAATATCCTAAAATATTTGAACCAGAAATCTTGAAAGCACGAACTGCCTCATAATCTGCATCTGTTGTTCCAGCTGTTGCACCAAGTGAACCAGAAGAAACGGTTACTGTAAATATGTTACCACCTGCAAGAGAAGCAGAGTAAGCATTTTGGAACTCTGTATCATGTTGATACAAAGATGGTGTAGCGTGTGATACTGAACCAGTTACACAAGCTGTGTTACTAATAGTAGTTGCATGAACTGATAAATTTGCAGTTGTTGCTTCGTTGATTGAGTAACCAAAACGACCTGCACCATAAAGACCGCCTGAAGGATCAGCGTCTTTTGCAGCTTTACCAGTTATACCAAATACTGAATCTTTTTGTGTGTCTTTGCCCAAGTTAGAATCAAAACCGGGTTGTGCTGTTCCGTATTTGAAATCCAAGAAGAACACAAGACCGGAAGGCAAGTTCATTGGTTGAACGGAAACAAAATCTTTCGCAGCAATTTCAGAGAAAATACGGCGAACCAATGGAAGTGCAACACCAGCCCATTCTTCTGAACCAGCAGCTGTACCTGTTCTATTTGATTCTTCAATAAGTTGTTTTGCTTGATTTTCGAGAAGTATTGCGATTGAGTTCTTCTCATACTCGTTTTTCAAATTATCAAGAAGACCAGTCTTTGCCCATTTATTGACAACTTGCTTGTTTTCTTTGATAAGTGCCTTGTGGGGATTACCCGAGGCATTCAATAAAGATTGTATACTCATTTTGTTTTTCCTTAAAAAATTATTTTAAACCTGCTAATTTACGTAAACGATTTGCCATCATATCACCCTCATTCAAGATGTTTTTAGATGGTCTTGTGCTTGCTGTTGGTTTAGACGCAAAGGATTCTTTGATTTGTTTAACCTTCGTTGTTCTAAACGATTCAGACAATGTTGCAAAAACAAGTTTGACTTCACGAAGACTTGACGCACGATCAAAGTTTTCAATTACAGTCATTTTTTGTTTTTCGCTAAGTGAATGCTTACGGAATAACTTGTTAGAGAAAAGTAATTTTGAGTTCAAAAGATTTACTTCGTTGATTTTTGAACGCAAGAAAGAAATTACAGCATATGCTTCACGAAGTTTTGCTTCTGCCATTTCCTTTTCTTTTTCGTCTTCAGCTTCTTCAACTTTTTCTTCTTCTTCTTCCTCACGAAGAGCACGTAGAACTTCTTTGATGTCTACTTCTTCTTCATCTTCACCTTCTTCAACAGGTGCTTCTTCAGCTTCTTCTTCTTCACGAAGAGCACGGAGGATTTCTTTGATTTCAGCAACTTCTTCTGAATCTTCGTCTTCTTCTTCAACGAGTTGAACGAGTTTTTCTTTTTTGTCTTCTGTGCTGTCATCTGATGCAACTGCTGATGGTTTTTTGTTATCACCGCCACCAATTTCAGACGAATCGATGTCTTCTTCCAATTGACGAATAATTTCCATCAAGTCTTCATCCATTGTTTCTTCTTCGTCTTCACCTTCTTCCATTGGTGATTCTTCTTCTTCTTCAGCTTCTTCCATCGTTTCTTCTTCATCCTCACCTTCTTCCATTGGTTCTTCTTCGTCTTCACCTTCTTCCATAGCAGGTTCTTCATCTTCACCTTCGCTATAGAATCCGTATTCTTCTACGGGTGCTTCTTCTTCACCCTCACCTTCCTCGACTGGCTCCTCGGCTTCTGCCTCCTCTGCCAACTTTTTGGAAAGCATAGACTGCAAACGCGGAGTGAATGCCTCTTCCA